CAGATGCTGAAAAGCTTATGGCATATGTTGCTCGTGTCAGTAACCCTAACAATCAGGGCAATGATAAGTTTGCTGGTCTTCTTAAGTATTGTATTAAACATGGGCATTGGAGTGTCTTTGAACAGGCATACATGACGGTTGAGATCAATACTACCAGAGGACTTGCTGCACAGATATTGAGACATAGAAGTTTTACTTTCCAAGAGTTCTCACAAAGATATGCTGACACTAATTTGTTGGCAGATGAGATTCCTATGTTTGATCTTCGCAGTCAAGATCTAAAGAATCGTCAGAATAGTAATGATGATGTACCAGAGAACAAGAAGAAAGATCTACAAGAAAAGATTGCACAACACTTTGTTGATTCAATGGATCTTTATAATGAATTACTTGCTAATGGTATTGCTAAAGAGTGTGCAAGGTTTGTACTACCACTAGCAACACCTACAAGAATCTATATGACTGGTTCTGTCAGATCATGGGTGCATTACATTGACCTACGTTCTGCACATGGAACACAGAAAGAGCATATGGATGTAGCAGAGGGAGTTCGTGAGGTCTTTACCGAACAATTCCCTACTGTTGCAGAAGCTCTTGAATGGTCTAAATAACTATCCACTATTATATTCATATGGCAACATACCCTGTCGTTAATCAACAAACTGGTGAACAAAAGGAGGTCGTGATGAGTGTTCATGATTGGGATCAATGGAAAGAAGACAATCCCGATTGGCAACGATACTTTACTCCTGAAAATTCTCCTAGTTTAGGAATTGAAGTTGGTGAGTGGAGAGATAAGTTAGTTAATAAAAATCCTGGTTGGGGTGAAGTTCTGAAGAAATCTGAAAAAGCAGGTGGTATCTCTGGACGATTAGCCAGTAAAGGTTCTTATGAATCTTCAACACAATCTGCTATAACTGAGGACTTATGACACGTAAAAAGAGGAATGATTCTCCTATCGGTGTAGGTAAAACTACTAAGCAGATGAAAAGAAAGAAACCAATTAATACTGATTTTCTTAGAGATATAGAACCTCTTACTGATAATCAGGTAAGACTATTTGAATCATTTAAAAATGAGAAACATTTAGTTGCATATGGTTGTGCTGGTACTGGTAAAACTTTTATCACTCTATTCAATGCATTGAGAGATGTATTAGATCCTAGTACTCCATATGATAAAATCTATATTGTAAGATCACTTGTATCTACAAGGGAGATTGGATTCTTACCAGGTGATCATGAGGATAAGTCTGACATTTATCAGATACCATATAAGAATATGGTAAAGTACATGTTTGAGATGCCAACCGAAGCAGATTTTGAGATGCTTTATGGTAACTTGAAAGCACAAGGAACTATTAGTTTCTGGAGTACATCCTTTATAAGAGGAACCACATTTGATAATGCTATCATTATTGTGGATGAGTTTCAGAACTTAAACTTCCATGAACTTGATTCTATTATCACTCGTGTGGGACAGAATACAAAGATTATGTTCTGTGGTGATGCCGTTCAGAGTGATCTAGTTAAAACGAATGAACGCAATGGTATTCATGACTTCATGAAGATATTGCAAATTATGCCATCCTTTGATATAATAGAGTTTGGAGTAGATGATATCGTCAGATCAGGATTCTGTAGAGAGTACATCTTATCAAAAATGCAATTAAATTTATGACCTTTGATCATGTTGACTTGAATCTTTCTCCCTTAGAGAGAGAAACTATAGATGGTGTTCGTTATTATAAAGTTCCTGATTCTGATGAGTTTAAGAAGTTAGTTTCTATTACTTCTGTTACAAGTCATTTTAACAAAGGTATATTTGCCAAGTGGAGAAAGAAGGTAGGAGATGCAGAAGCAGATAAAATAACAAGACAATCTACTGCAAGAGGAACAGATTTTCATACTCTTACTGAGTATTATTTGAAGAATGAAGGTTATGATGGTAAGTCATTACCTATTTCTGAGCATCTGTTTGGTATTGCTAAGCCTACACTGGCACGTATAAATAATATTCACTCTCTAGAAGGTCCACTCTACAGTTTGTTTTTAGGAATTGCTGGAACAGTGGATTGCATAGCAGAGTTTGATGGAGAACTTGCAATAATAGATTTTAAGACATCGAAGAAAGAGAAACCAAGAGCATGGGTGGATCACTACTTCGTTCAGTGCATGGCATATGGATGTATGTTGCATGAACTAACAGGTATATCCGTTAAGAAATTAGTTCTTATTATGGCATGTGAAGATGGAGATTGTGTTGTATATGAGGAAAGGGATAAGGCAAAATATATTAAACTATTATCAAAGTACATCAAGAAGTTTGTAGATGACAAACTATCTGAGATTGCTTGACCTTCTGATGTTTATCAGTTACAATATTATAAAGAACTTGAGGAAAGATGTTGTCCCTTACTTTACAAGAACCAATGGAAAATGAATTAGAAAAGGTACTGGAAAGTAAGTTCTATAGTTCTGCTAGATTTGCTCAGTCTATTGAAGAACTCGTAAGAGATAATGAATACATGAGTTATATTGATGCTATCATTTATTTTTGTGACCAGAACAGTATAGATCTTGAGTCCGTACCTAAACTAATACCTAAGCCGTTGAAGGAGAAGATAAAGTGTGAAGCAACTGACCTAAACTTTTTAAAGCGCACCAGCCGTGCGAAATTGATCTTTTAATTCAAAAAAAGTCGAAAAATTATCCTGGCTATTTTTTGCCCTATTACTTTTTTCATGATGCCATTTGACTGCTATAAGACTTATATTGCTATGAAGCAGCACTTTACCAAAGACTCATATGACTACATGCGCTTTGGTAATCGACTTCCTCGTGTATCACTAAATTCCTTCTATCAGAGAAAAGATAGATTCTTCTTTGAGAAGATGTCTAGGGAATTTGCCGATAAAGACATAGAAAAGTTTTTTATTGCTAATTTCACTTCTAGCACAGATCCCGAAAAAGTGTTTATATCGGATATTGTCAAAACTGGTCGAAATACGTATATTGAGTGGCAAAAGAGAAATCAGTCACTTTCCTATAATTTCAAAGAAGACGTAAATAAGTTATTTGATGGAAAAAACGTAAATGACGTATTTGACTGTTCTAAAGGACATCCACCAATATTAAGGAATTATCTCGGTGGGCATATTTCTTTAGAAACGTTAGTTATATGTAATAAGATACTTAGATATGCTAAAGACTTTGATAAAAAGTTAGATCCATATGTGTGGTCAACCGTCAGTATGAAGATAAAGAAGTATGAACCATTCATAAATATAGATGTATTCCATTACAAAAAAATCCTAAAACAAATTGCGTTATGAGCTTCTTCGATTCAGAAATGGTACGTGCTGAAATGGTGGAGATTAGTGAACTTCAAGAAGAAGTTTACTCTAACGTCTTCAAATTTCCTAGTATGGATGCAAAGGGACAATTGCGTCATATCAATCTATTAGATAGGTTGATTGAGAAGCAAAAGATTCTCTATGCACGTTTAAGTTTAACTGATGATCCAGATGCTAAAAAAATGCTAGATCGTATTAGGGAATCTGCTGAATTGATGGGTATCCCCAAAAATGTTGATATTAATGTTCTTTTTGATCAAATGAAAACTAGTATAAATCTTATGAAAAAACATATTGACAAAAATGAGTTTCCAGTATAGAATATCTGTTACTAGTTAGTTTTCAGACTGAAATACTCAGTTAGTATTCAAAGCATAAAACTCTAGTTAGTTTTCATAATGTAATACTCAGTTAGTATTCAAGGCAGAAAACTCTAGTTAGTTCTCAGGGTGCAATACTCAGTTAGTATTCAAGTAGTAAAACTCTTGTAAGTTTTCACGACTTAATACTCAAAACAAAAAAGCCAAATCTAAACAAATCCGAGGTAATACGAATGTCTTTCGCATCTCTAAAAAAACAATCTAAACTAGGGTCATATACCCAAAAACTCATCAAAGAAGTAGAAAAAATGAATACTTCTGGTGGTGGGGGAGCAGATGAACGATTCTGGAAACCAGAAATGGACAAAACTGGAGTTGGATCTGCTGTTATAAGATTTCTTCCTGCACCTGATGGTGAGGAGTTTCCGTGGGTAAAAATGTATTCACATGCATTCAAAGGTCTAGGTGGTTGGTACATTGAGAACTCTTTGACCACAAATGGTGGCAAAGATCCTGTTTCAGAATATAATCGTGAATTATGGAACAGTGGCAACGAAAAAGATAAGGATACTGTTCGTAAGCAAAAGCGTAAGCTTTCTTATTTCAGTAATATCTACGTTGTTCGGGATCCTGCGAATCCTGCTAATGAAGGTAAAGTCTTCCTATACAAATTCGGCAAAAAGATCTTTGATAAAGTCTTAAATGCTATGCAACCTGAATTTGAAGATGAGACACCTATCAATCCATTTGATTTTTGGGAGGGAGCAAACTTCCGTCTTAAAATTAAGAAAGTGGATGGTTATTGGAATTATGACAAGTCTGAATTTGATTCACCATCACCTCTTCTAGAGGATGATGATGCATTGGAAGCACTCTGGAAGAAGCAACATTCTCTTGCTGCTCTAGTTGCTGCTGATCAATTCAAGTCTTATGAAGATCTTGAAAAGAGACTTAAAGCTGTGTTAAACACTAATGTCCCATCACGACCTGTTGATGAGGAAGTTTCTAGTGAGGATGATAGTCGAGGTTCATTTAAACCAGACTTTAATGCTCGTAAAGAACCAGTAGCAGTTGCTCCTACTTCTTCCAATGAAGAAGAGGATGATGCACTAAGTTATTTTCAAAGACTTGCTCAAGAGTAATTACTCGTAAAGTCTAATATTTTCTCCATACTTCAAGGTTTCACTCGCATACTGAGTGGAACCTTTTTTATATTCCATAATTGCATCTAGATCATTAAATATGACGTTTAGATATTGTGGTTTGAGTGTAAATATATTTCTTTTAGCATCTTCTATGTCAGATTCATATTCGTAGTTTGTAACTGATTTCAAGATATGAGATGATGGAATAGTTTGATAACTCCCTAGACCTGCATCATAATATTCATAATAATAGGCATTTCCTACTGCGATATTATCATCTACAGTAAATAAAACTTCTTCGGTTCCATTTAAAGTTGGTGATACTATTGAAGGAGTGGATGGTAGTTGATATGTAAATGATACACCAAATCCATCGTTACTAGCTACTGTTTTAACCACAAATCTACCGTTAAAAGAGTTATCTGATACATTTGCAATTTGTACTTCATCACCAACTTTAAGTCCTTTAATACCATTATTCATGGTAACAGTAACAGTTGATGATGGACTACCCACAACACCAGCAAATATTTGATTGATTGTAGTCTTATTGACTTGAATAAAGTTTCCGTTAGTTCTCCAAGTACTTGGTATTTGTAATCCTTTTTCTAGGACTACGGTTCCTTTGCTATTTTTTACTTCAATTGTTTCATAGTGATGAATTCCACTAAACAAGTTTTCTGTTGTTTTATACTTATCCATAAGTATGCTATTAAATGCAGTTTGTGGTAGAGGCCACTCATCTTGAACATTTAATATATTGTTAGATAGTAGAACAATCCAATCAAGAGTAGGATCTTCATATATTTCATTTGCTACATTATCTGGTCTATCATCTCCAATAATTTTATACTTTGTGAAAAAGTTTAAATTACCAAAGATGTCTTCTCTAAGCTTTCCTCTTTTAAATAGATTCTTTATTATCAAATAGTTGGAAATTTCTTTCTCATTCTTATTGCGGTTGACATATCCAAAATCTGGAATTTGTCTAAAATACGGTCTTGCCATTACTCATATACCTCCCATGCTTCATCGTTGTAGGAACCTGGAGTGTCTCCATAATCATCATAATATATTGGATCTAGTTCGGAAAATGTAAGTCTTAATTGGTATTGAGTCATTGAACCGTTATCATAGGTCATGTATTGTCCACCACCATAATCAACATCAACTCCAGTCAAAGCACATTGTTTTATTTTATTTAAAAATGGATGTTCCTGACCACCGTTAAACGTATACTTCAATTTCCATACATTTGGTGTTCTCAAGAATATACCTTGTTTTTGTAATTTTGGTCTCATCTGTTTCTTGAAGAACCATATTATATTTTTAACCATAGTTGCTTCTTCTGCACTTCTTGGAGTGAAATTGTATGCATAGGCAAAACTTCTTAATTGTGGTGCTTTGAAAAGAAGTTCTAGATTATTATTAAGTGCTACTCCTGATGATCTGCTAAGAAGATCTTGTCCAACACCCACTGCTTGACCTGCAAAATATGAAACCAATTCATCATTGGTTATTCCATCAACAACTTGTTTACCACCTTCTCCTATTCCTTTTATGAGGTCTTGTAGACCTGAAACATCAAGATTGCCAACAGATCTTATTGTCTGTCCAGCAATTTTTGCTCCTGCGATTTGCAGTGCATTTAAATTACTATTACCCCATTCTACACTATTACTTTCACTTAAACCTCCTGTCATTGGAAGTTGAATTATACCCATTATTTTAGCACCTGCACTTCTAGATGTAGCTCTTTTTGTTTGAGTTACGTCAAATTTATTGATTCTTTCTTTCTTTTTATTTTTAAGTTTATCAGTAAGATCTGCGTTATATTCACTAACTGAAGTAAGTGATGAATCTGCTTTATATTCTTGGCATACAACTTGTAAGTAATCGTATAGACCTGATTCTGCTAGTGGATAGTATGCAAAAAAGTATCTTCCTCTTGATGATGAGCTATTGGGATTTGATACACCATCTTCTTCTACCTGACTTGTTGCTAAGAAATTATTGTCTTGACTGGTTCCTTCATTAGATGATTTTGTTCCAAGAGCTTGATGAAGTATAGATTTTGATGTGCTGTCATTGATTATTTTTGAAAAGTCTCCATCAATAGCACCAAGATTACTCATGTAATTCTGTCCTTTCAAATTAGCATCGTTAATATGAGACCAACTGATTGTGTTTTCTGTTTGATTGTAATAATTTTTAGATTTTGCATTATCTAGTTGTTCTGCTGTAAAAGGTACAGTATTTGTCTGAATCAAATCAGCAGTATTTCCATCAGCCGCAAGATCGACTGTGAATGATTTATTGTCTAAAAGAAAAGACGACATGATACTGTTCTAGTTTAGTTATTTAGTACGATATTTGGCGTAGGATAATGACCTTAAGTATTCAATTTCGTCATTGTTGACGACATGTAATGCTCCTACTACTTCTTGCCAGGTGTAATTTCTCATTGTTCCCCAATGAAAGTTTAAACCTTTGAATCCCCATGCAAGAACTTCCATGCAAGCAATTAATGGATGTTCATCATATGTAATATCAGGACTCTTTGCTATGTATAAAAAAGTATAATATTTTCCTGGTTCAGGAACCCACTCAGTTTCCGTGAATACTTCCAATATACTCATCATAATACTATCTGCATCTTCAGAACCATCAAGTTTTTCTTGAAGTTCTTCTGTACGATCTACCATTATTTGATACCTAGTTCGTTTTCAGTAATAATCTTGAATTCAATTTTTCTATCATGACACCATTCAGATGCAGCTTTCCACTTTGCTTTATTTACTTCAAATGTCTTACACTCATAAAGAAATGATTTAGTCATTCTCTTCTTCTGTTTTGGAGGTAGAGTTTGTTTTCTAGGTTTTACTTCAATCACATAAGTTTTAATTTTCCCAGTATTCTCTTTCACATTGATGATAAAGTCTGGAAAATATCTTCTCATTTTACGTTCAGTTGGATCAAAATAGGGGATACAAAATTCTTCACTTCCCCAAGCAACAATGTTCTCATTCAAATCACACCAAGAACAAAACTTGCGTTCCCAACTACTTCGACATATAATATTATTATAGTCACCCTTATATTTGTTGGGGTTTTTTGGCCTGTATCTGCTTTTGATACTTTGTGCCATCTTGTATACATAATATATAACGTAAAAGTATTTATAGATGGCAGC